CCTCGGCTCGACTCGGGATTATGGAGGAAGTCGTATCTGCCTACGGCATGAAGTACCACCTGCACATGCTGGGCCTATCACGAGAATGGCCAGGCGAGTACCTCCGAGCCGCTCAGCAGTTCGGAAGCCACCTACGCGGACTCGACACCAGTGCTCCGTACTGCTATGCCTTCAACCAGAGTGCCATGCAGGCGCAGTGGAGCGCTGGTGGCGAACGGCCTCACAACTACTTCCTGCAGCAGGAAAACAGGTTCAACGCCAAGCTCGTTAAGTACAACATCTATGTCTTGTCCTGCTGGAACCAGGGCGTCACGCCAGTGCCTCTCAAGACCTGGGAGTACGACAATGGTATGTAGAGAGTGCAAGAAGGGCCACCACAAGAAGTGCCGTGGCGGAACTTGGTGCGACTGCGCCCACGTAGAAGTAGAGGAACCACCCAAGTGATCTTCATAGCAGCGCCGAACTATGAGATGGCCATCCGATGGTGCCACGAGCATCACGTGAATCCCAGGGAGGCAAGGGTCCTCACTGCCAACATGGCATCTCTCGCGTATCTTCGTGGATACCGTCAAGCTGAAGTGCACTGGATCAACGCCGGTCCTCCACGTCTGAACATGAGAAATGAGCTTCTCGCCTGGGAAAGGCAAGGACTAATCAGAATCACCTGGGAGTCAATGTGACCGCTGGCGACATTACCCAAGGGCGTCGAGTTGCCCGCTTCGGCGAGATTACTCAGGCCGGAGACTACTACGGTCCCGTAAAGGACTACACGGGCGATTTGCCCGCTGTCTTCTTCCTGAAGCCTAATGCCAGAGACGAGGGAGTACCGCCGCGATCTCGATCGGTGCAGCATGTGTGTTCGCCTCCGCATACCTTCACCGAAAACCCGGACGGGACGCTTACTATCAGTCCGAGCATTAGCAACCTGACTCGGGGTGACACTGCAGGCGAAACCGACGATGGCTGGCACGGCTATCTCGAGAACGGCCGGTGGAGGCAAGTGTGAGCGGGGACCCCGATTCGGCTGTAGCCGATCCACAGGGCGCTGAGTTGGCGCCTCCTATTAAGCGCAAACACCCAGACGCAGAATGTGAAAACTGCCCACTAGCGATCACTGGCGAGTATGTTCCTGGCGATGGTCCGACCAAGACCAACCTCATGATTATTGGAGAGGCGCCCGGTGCAAACGAGGCCAAGGTAGGTCGGCCGTTCATAGGTGAATCGGGACAACTACTCAATTCGGTCCTACGTCACTTCCATATCGACCGAGGTGGCATACGACTGACCAATGCCTGCCTATGTCGGGACGAGAACGGAGCTACGCCGTCGGCTCAATCTCTCCGATCGTGCCGACCTCGACTGATTAAGGAGATACAGGCTTCGGGCGCAGACAAGGTTCTGGCTCTAGGTAACAGCGCAGCTCGATCCGTACTAGACACGTCTCTGGGCGTGACATCTCTCCGTCTCGGCTTTGGCCGGTACAACGAGGCCGAGTTGCCTGGTGTAACGGTTTACCCCACCTTCCACCCAGCTGCCGCTCTTCGAGTGGCATCATTCTTCCCAAGCATCGTATCCGACTTCGCCAAGATTCAAAGGACGGCAGACAGTGGCTATTGGTATGAGCCGAAGTGGAAAGCATTTGATGATCCAGATACAGCGCTCCTCGCACTCAGAGAGCTGGAGCGACGACCTGGCGCTGTCGTGGTGGATATTGAATCAGACATTGAAAAAGACGTCTCTTTCGATCAACCAACACGACACCATCTTCTCTGCGTGGGAATCGGTTACGAGCCAGGCAAAGTCATCGTGCTGGGTGAGTTTGCACTTGCGGACGGGCGCGTTCGTGATGCGCTACGACGGTACCTTGTGGGAAGACCATTCCGAGGACAGAACGGGAAGTTTGACTCTAAGGGACTATGGGCTTATCTCGGAGTAATGCTCCCGGTCGACAAGGACAGTATGCTCCTGAGTTACGTTCAAGATGAGCGGCCAGGCATACACAGTCTGGAGTACCAGGGCATCGAGATCCTAGGTGCACCAGATTGGAAGCACGCACTCAACAGGTACAAGAAGCCAGGACGCGGCTATGGTGCTATTGTCGAGACAGAAGAGGGTCGTCAGGCCCTGTACAAGTACAACGCCTTCGACGTACATATCACGGCCCTCCTAATTGACTACCACGAGAAAGAAATAGCCAAGCAAGTAGTCGCGGAACCCGTTAAGCGTATGGCTGACGGTCGAGCCCGATCACTTATGGACGTGCAGGACTTCTTGTGCACGCTTGGCTATCATCTGTCATATACGGAAGTCAATGGCATCGGCATTGACCTGAAGTACAACACTCAGCTTTCCGAACGGTACCTAGACGTACTAGCAGGACTACGCCAACAGATCACTGACACCATTCCTGGCGACGAGTGGGCAGCCTTCAATCCGAATTCTCCGGTTCAGGTGAAGAAGGTGGTCAAGGACGTCTTTGGCATGCGGCTACCCATGAAGATGAACCAGAAGAAGGAGTACGCCGAGACTACCGACAAGGACGCTCTGGAGCTTCTGGCTGCCCGTTCGCTGGGAACTGATGCAGAGTACTTCTTCCGACGTATGCTCGAGCACCGGAGAGAAGCCAAGCTGTATGGTACCTACGTTAAGGGTATCCGGAAGCGTGTGTACCATGGTCGAGTCAATTCCGTCTTTCTGCTACATGGTACCACTACCGGACGTTTGAGCTCACGCAACCCTAACCTGCAGAATATAGTTAGGTCTGCCGAGATCAAGAGGCAGTTCGTTCCTGTCAAGGAAGACCACGTATTCGTACAGGGCGACTTTGGTCAGGCAGAGCTACGTACCCTATGCTGGCTGGCACAGGATGCCTACTTGCGTGACGTGTTCAACGATCCTAGTCGTGACCTGTTCGACGAACTAACCCCACGGCTGTATGGTGATGTTTCTGACATAGATGCAGTAGCCATGAAGGAACTCCGAATACGTGTCAAGGCCTACGTGTACGGCCTGAGCTACGGACGAGAGGCGATGAGTATCGCCCTCGAGTACGGAATTCCGGTCAAGGAAGCCGAACGCGGCATGAAGGCTTTCTTCGAGGTCATTCCCCAAGTGGTTAGCTTCCGAGAGACAACGCGTAAGAAGGTACTCAACGGCGAAGACCTAGTTACGCCGTTTGGCCGACACCGTCGCTTCTGGCTTATTACCCGACAGAACAAGAAGGACATTCTCAACGAGGCCCTAGCTTTCATTCCGCAGTCAACGGCTTCAGACATCACCTGTGACGCTCTTTGTCATACACGACCACGTCTCAAGGGCATCGGATGGATTAGGAACATAGTCCATGACAGCCAGCTAGTCGAATGTCACCGCGACAACGTCGACATAGTAAAGCAGATCATGGAAGAGGAGATGCTAGCCGCTGCAAGACGGGTTGTCGGCGACTATGTTCGTTTCAAGGTCGACCTTGAAGTCGGACCCAGCTGGGGTGACCTGCACTAGGCTCCAAAAAATAGGCCTTGCTTTTACCTTGTGAGACCAGGTATAATTAATTGAGACCAAAATTTTGCTTCCAAAGCAGAACGGAGAATTCATGCGGACTTACTTTTTTGAAGCAACGAACGGATTCAACTGGGGTAAGTTCGCGGTTGGCATCTTCGACGATGAAGAGTGGGCCAGAATTTCGAACGTCAACACCGGATCGCGCTTGCTGCCTAGTCTGGGTTGGGCACAGGACAACCTATTCGTTTGGGTAATGGATCTCCAGACTGGTGAAGGTATCTACGTTAGACCCGGCGGCCAAGCCAGCTACGATTTGAACTCCAAGCACCAGGTGTGGGTCTGTCCGTTGTACGAGCCTTTCCTCAACTGGCTGTACAGACAGGACACCGATCTGCTCGAAGAGCTATCAGGCCAGGTCGTCCAACTTACCGAAGAGGAAGCACCTTCCTCACTTAGAGGCTACCGCAGGGCAAGAGGACGTTAGGAGATTCCATGCCACGAGGACAGCGCGCCAAAGTCGGGGACAAGACTACGAACCAGAACGGCTACGAGTACACCAGAACTGAAGAGCGCGGGTGGGTGGGTAGTCACATCCTACTCATGGAGGAGCATCTAGGGCGAGAACTCCGGCCTGGTGAGTACGTGGCCTTCGTAGGCGCGAATCACAGCCCGCCACTTACCTTGGACATGATTGAGCTTCGTCAGCGCGGTGACTTCCGTACAACCGCCAAGGCTCGCATTGCCCAGATTGAGACACGCATTGAGGAGCTCCAGGCCGAGAAGGAACTTCTCGAAGAAGAGCTAGGAAGGGAGACGGTGAGTGGCTAAGCCCCCGCGTCATCAACAACGTAGTCCCATTCCGCAAGCAGGACAGGCACGTGGCTTCACTGCCGACGAACTCAATCAGGCCAAGAACATGTACGACTCGCTGATGGCCGCATCTGCTGAAGCTAAGAAGTCTGCGGCTGAGCTTCGTG